GTCCTGCGAAAAGTTCGTCCTTCGTGATTTGTTGGTCGGCGGCTTACATTCCACCGAAGGTTTCATGTTGTGGCGGCATTGGCTCTCCGCCCTGATCGCCCATCGCGCCCTGGTCCCCCATTCCCCCGTTCATCATCGCGTCCAGCGACTCGTGCGGGTCGCCTTCGTGGGGTTCATGCGTCCCATCCTCGTGAACGGTGTGCGAATGTGCCTCCATGCCGTCGTGGTGAGTGATGTGGTGGGCATCGCCGCCGCTCAGATGGTGGCCGATGTGGGCCATCAAATGCTTGTGATCCGGGTGGTGGGTCTCCTCGCCGCCGTGCATTTGCGACGTGTGGCTCCCGTCCGCGTGGTGGGTGATGGTGCTCGTACCCTCTTCTCCGCCATCATGTTCGTCCGGCTTATGCTCGCCGTCCACGGACCCTGACGGCTTCTTCGCCTCCCGTCCCTTCTGCTCATCCGGCGCTTTCGACATTCGCCCCAGACCCTTCTTCATCTCTTCAGCCATTTCACGCCTCCTGATCCTTTAGAACTTCACTGTTGGGCCGTTCCTGCATCTGTTCCCACTGCGCGTTGTTCAGGCGCTCGTTCAGCCGGCGCAACTGCGGACCCGACATGGGCCGTTCGGTCTCAGTCTGCGCTACCTTCCCGCGCCCCGTCAATGACTTTTCCTTCAGCCGGTCGAGGAGATGGGTGTAATTCGCCTCCGCCACCGCAAGGCTCACGTTCAATGCCTCAAGCATGTTGTCATAAATCTTCCGCTCGTTCTTGCGCTGGATGAGCAGAACCGCGAGGAGCCCGAGGAGGATGAGAATCGTAATCGCGTCAATCATCGGAAACTCCCCTTTCGGCTGTGTCTTCCTTCATGCCGCCCGAGAACCATCTTCTTGAACTGAATCGCCATCTCCGTCATACTACGCCCGGACTGCTCCATTTCAAGTCTTTTCTCCGCCATTTGCACCGGCACGGGAGTCACACGCGCCCTCAGCACACTCTTCACACCGTACCGCAGCATGTCCAGCACGTCGTCCGCCTTGGTCGGGAGCTTGATGATGTCCTCGTGCTTCCCTGCGTGGATGTCGTCGCGGATGGCCATGGGGATTGACTCGATGATGTCCTGACATTGGGAGGAGATGAAGAGGAGCGGTGTGGCGAGGGAGTATCCGCCGCTATCGTCCGCGTCGTAATCCTCACTCGTCCGTGTCGGATTCATCTTCCCATCCAGCACGTCGGATGTCTTCTTCATCATGGCGTACAGGTAGCGCCACCCGCCGACCCGCGCGTTGTCGGCCTGCTCGGGAGAGGGGAACGTGACGGTCAATTCCTTCGCTCCCTGCGCCATGGTCTCCGGCCTCAGCAACTCCCGCGTAATCTCCTCCGCGACGGAATGCCCTTTGCTATCCTTCTCCCATGCGTCCACGGAGAGGAAGTAGCGGTTCAGAGTGCGGCATTCGTCCACCGTGGTTAGCTTTCGAGCTCGGCGTACTAGCTCTCCAGGCTCAACTTCAGCTTCCACCAAATTGCGATATACAACGACTACGGTTACTGCTTCTGGGATCGCTACTCCGAACACTTCCTGAAATAACTTCGGACTCACCTTCCCCGTCACGAACCACCCCACCGCCGCATGATGCACAAACCCATCATCGTGCGCCATCCAACGCGCCCACCAACTCTGCACGAGATTGACTTCCTGTTGCGCCGTGAGGATCAGTTTCGATTCGTCCCAGACTCCGGCGAAGTATTGACCAGCGAAGCTATCGAAGCTGCCAAGAAGGTGACCAGCGCGTAGGCTAGGCGGTAGAGCATTGAGTTTCTGCCCCTCGGCGGTGCGATGAATAAAGAGATGAAAACGGCAGCAGACATAGCCAGATTCCCGATCACCGCTATCGCCCGCAGGGCACGGTTCACTCGATTTGACGCCATCGGGGAGTGCATAGAACTCCTTTGGAGTAAGCCCGCACGATTCGAACCACACGTAATTGTCCCAACCGAACAAGTGAGTAAAGTTGTAATTGCTCGGATTCTCATTCCCGTTGTATCTCCGCTGGTGGAAGATGCGCCTTAGGAATTCCGTGCCAATTCCGCCCGGATTGAAGAACAATCCCAGCTTGCAATCATTCATCGGGGCGCCGGGCCAGCGGCACGCGGAGCGCATGATGGTCAGCTCGTGCTCGGTGAACTGTTCCGCTTGATCCACGAACACGTCATACCATTCCGGCCCCCACATTCCTTGGTCCACAGCGGCTTTGTTTTCGTAGTAGCGGAAGCAGAGGCGGGATTTATTGGGTAAGCGGAATTCGTTATCCGTCGCCCGCCAGTAGGGAATGAGATCCGGAAACTCGCTGAAGTACTTCTGAATGTGATTTTCGTTTACGTCTTTGTAGGTGCGACGGACGATGACGCCAGGTGTGCCGGGGCGTTGCATTCGACGGTCCAGCATGATGCGGCGCAATCCGCCACTTTTCCCGCCGGCACGCGCACCACCTCCGCCGATCCACGTGGCGACATCGGGGCCGGTGCGGTAGATGAGTTGTCCGAGCGAGAACTGTTTCGGTTGTAGTATCAGCGAGACTTCGCGCGGTGATTGGGCCACGCATTACCTGCACAGGTAGAGTGAACCTGTCGTGGGAGCCACGCTGAAAGAGCACCGAACGAAAGGGCCGACGCAATCGAATACCACAGCAGCGCCGGCGGCTGCCGTGACGGATGCAGTCAATGGAACATAATTCGCGTTCGCATCCACGGCGGCCACTTGAACGGTCGCCGTTTGATTAGTGTTGTTCACCAGAGTGAGTTTCGAAGTCGTACTCGGCTGCCCTGCAACGCTCACCTGGATTGTCGCCGTGATTCCGCTGTCCGTCGCCGCGTTGTTCACCAACGGCACAACGTTCCCTAGGCTGAGGAAGACAGGCGAATGTGCTGGATATGCGGGCATTTTTACTTGGACTCCTCTTCCAGAATCGACTTCACTACGAATTGCATCGGGCCGCCATCTTCGCCGGTGAACTCTTTGCGGTCTTTCCAGAACTTGCTCTTACGGTTCTTCAGCCAGAAAATTGCAGCGGTATCGGAGCCTGTCTTAGCTCTTTCGAACAAAGCACTTGCAACTTCTGCGTCGGCGTTTTCCTTGCCCTCTTTTATGGCGACAAGAAACTCAGGATAGCGGCGCTTCCAATTGTTGATTGTAGTTTCGCTAACATCAAAGGATTCAGCAAGTTCCGCGTCAGTGTAGCCGAGAAGACAAAGCTTCTGCGCGCGCGCAACAAACTCAGGTTGAAACTCGCTTGGTCGTCCCGTCTCCATAACTGCTGAAAAGGTTACACCAATGTGTCAAGTGGGGATAGTTCAAACAGGTTATATTTTGTTCTTGACATCCATTGGGAAGAGGCGTAATGTTGTGATTGTTGGAGGGAATGAGAAGATGGCACTCACACCTAAGGTTGGATTGAGATTCAATCACCGCCGCGTTCTGAGCACGGAGCCCTTCGACGGCAAGACTCCCCAGATCTACCAGATCACAAAGATCGCGTGTGGATGGGTTTACTACCGCCCTGTGTACGCCGCAGGGCTGACAGAAGAGCGTTTGGGTGCTTCTGATTGCTGTGCGGTTGATGTATTCGACACGTATGCCGCACCAGCAGCTGTAGCAGCCTAAGTACATACATGCACCTGAGAAAGAGAGGAAACACAATGACGCTGACAATCGAACAGTTACACGCGGTCGAACTTTGGGCGGAGATTCATGGACGCAACTGGAAATCGGCTCTCCGTGAAGCATGGATGTCTGGCGACTACAGCGGCTTTGAGCGTTCTAACGTACTGCAATGTCTACGAAATACCCTTGGCCCATCATGGCTAGTCCGGTTCCGTCTATCGGAGGTAAGGGCATGATCCGCACAATCAAGGTCATCTTCTGTGAGGAAGACCACGGAACGGGGGACCGCACATTTCCTGACCTGATGGATCTTGACTCGCGCATGTTTATCGACGGTGCACCGACGGCAGCAGAACTCCGAAAGCTAGCCAAGCAACACGGGTGGACTCGTCACCAAGGAGCGGACTATTGCGATTCCTGTAGCGCGGCGATGAATGATCCGCTGAACGCCTAACCCCTCAACCGCAACACCAACCGAAAGCCGCTTACCGGCGGTTATGGAGATGAAAATGGCAACCAAACGCTACAACGGACATCGCAGCTACAACGCTTGGAACGTGGCGCTATGGATCGGCAATGACGAAGGGCTGTATAGGCTAGCTCTTGACTGCCTGAACCGTACGAACCGCAACGCAGCGGGCAACCGCCAAGCCGCTCTGGATTTCATTGCACAAGTAGGGACCGATAAGACACCAGACGGTGCGCCGTGGGGCTTCCAAAACGTGCGCTCTGCCCTGCTTGGACTCATCGAATAGCCCTCTGCCGCGCCGTCTCCACGGCGTTTAGAGCGTGGGAGTTGGTAACTCTCCGGTGGGGTACGCAAGCCCCACCAAAAGGAATCAAAGATGCCATTCACGCCAGAGCGTTACAAGCTTTACAGGCAATCCGAAGAAGGCAAGGCGACAATCCGCCGATATGAAGACTCGGAGCGCGGCAAGGCAAGGCGCGACAGATACCGGCTGTCAGAACGTGGACGCGAGATGGACCGTGCGAGTCGTGTAACGCGGACTGAGCGCAACAAGGCGATTATTGCCGCTGCTAAAGATGTACCGTGCGCCGATTGCGGTAATAGGTTCCCCAAGGTTTGCATGGACTTCCACCACGTCAAGTTCCCTAAACGGTTCACGATTGGATGGAGACGCTGCACACCACGGGCTCTAGTTGCTGAAATCGCTAAGTGCGTTGTGATCTGTGCTTGTTGCCACAGATTGAGACATGAACGGTAAGCCAGGGCCGGTACGTAACCCGGCACATGCACCTGAGAAATGAAGGAGATAGAGAGATGAGCCAGACACAGGAAGTTCGTGGAGTCCAGACGGCAGTTGCAGCCCATGATGGCGAGATCAGCGTAATTTATCGCGGAACGCAGGTTGTGAAGGTGACGCCCAAGGAAATCGTGCTCAACACAGGCGGGTGGATGTCCAACACCACCAAGTTGCGGATGAACCAGGCAAGTAATCAATTCGGTCTGGGGTATCAGGTTTATCAGCGTGATTTTCGCTGGTATGTGAAGTCAGGATTTGCCGAGCCGGATGTTGAGTTTGGTGGCGGGCATGGGCACACACATACCATCTTGCGCTAAAGGAGTCTTCCCTATGCAATTCACACCGATAGCGGCGCTCGGAAGGCGAGGTTTCATCACTTTTGCCACCCAAGACGCCGCTGAAGCGTATTTGATCGCCCTGCCGCGCCCCTACAGTGGAAGAACCACAACGACGCCAACCGGATGGGCCGTCTCGTATCGATTCACGGAGGAATCATGCAATTCACACTGACGATTGAACTTGGGAATGATGAACTACTCACTGGCGACAGGCGCGAGTTGATCGCCAAGGCTCTCAGCCGCGTTGCATCCGATATGCGCTACGACCGCATCTACAAGCGCGGAATTGAGCTTGGACGAACTGGCGAGATCGAGGTACTCGAGAAGGTCGGCTCATGGCAAGTACGAGAGACGCCATCAGTGCCTCCACACGGCGAAGGGGAAGCTCCAACCCCCAAACAGCAGGCTCAACAACGCCACGAGACAAATAAGCGCGAATACGACCCGGATGGCGACGGCGAACGGGGGCGGGACGGGGATCAGGGAGAGGATCCACCAGATGACCCACAGGATGAGCCCGAGGATGATGAGCGAAATCAGCAGGGAAATCAGTGCCGGCATTTTGTACCTCGGAAGGAGCTGGAGTTTATGACGTTTGAAGAATTAGCAAAGATGTTCCATTTTCTCAAGTTTCTCGTGCCATCGCTCGCGGTGGTTTGGGTGGTGACAATGGCGATTCTGGCGCGAAAGGGGGTGATTCGATGAAATTCGCACAATGGCTCTCGGACCGGCGCGAGATGGTGGTTCTTCCGCTCGGCATCCTGGTGTGGGGAATGGTGGCGCTGGCGACAGGCGTGGCTTACTTCGTGAACCGGTAATTTTATGTCGTAATCCGCCTTTACCCGATTATCCGATTCTTTTCACGAAAACTTCTAGAGAGGCCTAAACCCACACTTTAGGCCTCTCTTATAGTCTTTATATTTTCTTTAGATAAATAAGATAAATCGGGTATATATAACATTCCATTAGTCGAAGTCATACCCGATTGTCATACCCGTACCTCATTCCATTCGACCGAAAGTTCGAGCGCACCCAATTCTCGCCACGGCTTACCCGAACGTGGCGTCTTACGAGTCGGGTAAAGTTTGTCCCGGTGTTCAGGTGTTAGGTCTATTTTGTTGTCGGAATACAAAGGCGGGACCTGACGGCGTAGCAATGCGCTGAAACGCTTGGGCAGGCACTTTGTGTGTTTGTTCTGTGTACAGAATAGAGTGTAGAGTTCACGCGCTGTGGCGCAGGTCCAAGCTTCGGCATCCCCTTTGAGAATCGCTCCAGGAGAGTCCAGAAGCTCATTCAGCCAGCATTCCACATCATCTAGGTTCGCAACAATCATCGCCTTGCGTGCATTGGACTGGGGAGCTGCTGCGCCGGGATTGAAGCGGTGGGGAGTTGACGAGGTAGGATCTCCCCCAACAATGGGCTTTGTGAGGTCGATTTCGTGTTCCAAGTAGTGGCGAATTGCCTCGGCGCCGCCATTGTTGAACCACGGCTCGAATTGATCGCGGTAGAGATCAGCGGGGTATTTCTGATCCCCAAGGTTGTGCACGAAGAATCGCCGGTCGTTGGAGTCGAGGTAGAAAGCGTCGGGATGGTTGGAGGTGAAGTAGTAGTTGAGACAGTCGCGGAGTTCGAATTGCGCTTTGTACTTCACGTTTACGTAATTGACTTGTTGAGTAATCATGGCCTTTAGCCTGTCGGCATATTTGGCGCTGGAGGCTCCTTTGATCTCCTCGCCCATTACGAATTGCTTGCCAACTGCCCAGAAATTGAAGGGATTGTGCAGGGTGGCTTCGTCGAGTTGGGCGTAGTTGTGCTGGCCGTAGATGGCGCTCATAATGCGCCCAAGCATGGACTTGCCCGTTGCGGTTTGTTCGGACCAGAACACGGTTGCGGTATGGAGCTTCGTGCCGGGGTGTTGGAGCGGATACGCCAGCCATGCGAGGAACCAGTCTTGGTACGTGGGATCAGTGGTGAAGACGCGCTGAAGGTAATCGAGCCAGAGTGTAATGTCGCCCTTTTTGGCTTTCACCTTCGACGGCATCCATGTGTTGAGGTTACCGCCCGTGAAGCGCGGCTGCCCTGGTTCGTATACGAGCTGGTAGGCTGTGCGCCGGCCGCTCCAGCGTATCCACTTCGACGCTACGGGGAGCCCTTCAGCCTTGCGCGTAGATTCAAGGGAGTTGGCGAATACAGTTGGCGGGTAGATGTCGAGAAAGGGGCGAGAATCGGTGGGAATGCGCACGATCTGCGCGATCTGCTCCACAAAGCAGTAGGAACTGTTGAGTTTTTCAAACGCGATGTTGAGGGAGACGGGCATCTCCGTCACAGGGACGGTCTTCTTACCTTTTGGCGTTACTTGTTGTGCTGTGGTATCGTTTGCCATATAGAGGCTCCTTTGGGCCTTTCTGGTTGGGAGACCGGAGACATGAGACCCCACGCGGCAAACGTGGGGTTTTCCTTTTACGCAGAGTTGGGGTGGGAATTCATCCCGCCATTATATGTCCGATTTCGCTCTCCGCTTCCGCTGATATTCGCGGTTGTACTTGCGGATGGCATCTCGATACTCAAGCGAGCGTTTACGGATTGCGGCCTCGCGGCGGCGGATGGCGAGATACTTCTTTTTGCACTTGCGGCACATTAATTTCGGATAGGCGCTCGCGCAGTGCCAGGTTGGTTTGCGTCCCATGTTCCCACGGTACGCGCGGTGGCAGCCTGAGTCAAGGATGAAAAATAATTGAATTTAGTGCTTGACACATTCCGCACGGGAAGCGTACCGTCATTCTCACTGGAGGATGTTATGTACGTGATTGTGAGAGATGATGCCGCTACTGGGATCGCACTGCTGAAAGTGACTGTTGCGGCAAACATGGCTGACGCCGTGACGTTACTGAGCGCGAGTAAGTTGGAGTTCCCGCGCCTCGAATCGCGCATCATGAAACTCGTGGAGCTGGATGTGCACGAGCAGTTGCAGGGATCGTTGCGAATTACGGAGGTGAAAAATGCGTAGCGCGAAGGCGCAGTGCATGGGGTGTGGCTGGCACGCGATGGCATCCACGGAAACCGATGTCGTCGCGATGGCGAAGGAGCATCAGCAGGCAGTGGCGCATACGGTGCGAATCATGGTGCCGGAAGGATGGTTCGGGTGGTGTTCGTGCGATATGTACTCCCTGCCTGAATTGACGGAGCGGGAGCGCAATGCGCGGGAGAGAATGGCGCGGAGTTGGAATATCCCGCACGGATTCAATGGCGATTAGGACGCACAAGTTCTGCACGGGGTGTCATGCGTGGCTGCGGAATATCGGGCCATTTCGGAAGGTGAAGTATCCATTCAAACAATGTGAAGAGTGCAGGAGGAAGAAGCGCGATGCAAAAGAGCGTAGAGGAGATGACGCAAGAAGAGTTGATGGACAGGGTGGAGGAGCTGGAGGCGGATCTTGAGGAGGAGCGTCGGGTGAATGCGGAAATGCACCAGCGCCTGCTCGACGCCGCCGATGTGATGGCCTGCACTTGCCGCATTCACAACACCCCTTACGCGAAGAGCGAATGGATCAGAAGGGGGACAGTTCATGCCCAAACCTTTGTTTCGTAAGGCTCCTCTGCGCGCGCAGTTAGAAGCGCGAATAATTGATCTCTTTATCAATCAAAAGAGTTCACGCCAGATTGCGAGCGAGCTGAGTATAGGCTCTAGCTATGTAGCACGCATTTTGAAGGAAAACGGACTATCTCGCACGATATCCGAAGCTAATCGTATTCGGCAGCCTCCGCGTTCCAAGCACTGGAGATCATCTCGGCAAGCAGCACGCAAAACATACGAACGGCACTACGGAGTGAAATTAGCTCGCGATCAACACGTGCATCATATCGATCACGACTTCACCAACAATGACATTTCCAATCTGACTCTAATGGATGCGCGCGAACACGGATTGCATCACAGTCCCGCAAATCCTATCCCTCGGCACCTGCGGCCAGGTCGGCGTGAGTACATGAAGAAGTATCTGAAGGAGTATTACAAGCGCCATGCAAAAACCTGCTGAATGTTCGCAGTGTCCTTTAGAAAAGATCGGGAGTGGATTCACGGAGGTGGAGATTGGAAAGCGATATGACAATACGCGATTATTGCTCGTTGGCGAGGCGTCTGGTGAAGCCGAAGCGCGTGAGTCGCTCCCTTTCCGCCCGTATGCTCAATCAGGCAGTCTCCTCGCTGATGCGATGCGCGAGGTTCACATCGATAGAGCTGAAGTGGCAATTACCAACGTCGTCCGCTGCCGCCCCCCGAAAGACTGGCTCGAAGGTGCCCCCTGGCAGTACCACGCCGTCTCCCAGTGCACCACCAACTACCTGACAAAAGTTATAGCTGACTTGAACCCCGCCGCGATTGTAGCGTTAGGCGGGACGGCCTTCCGCACCCTCGCATCTCCGCCGAAAGGAAAATATGGAACTCTTGACTACGCCCGTGGATATGTCCATGCCGGTGCTGGAGCTGCAACCGGCAGACTCGTGGTTCCTACTTATCATCCTGCATTCCTGCGTCGCGGCGCGGCCCACCTCACGCCTCTGCTACAGCGCGATCTCCGACGAGGATTTCTTCTCGCAAGTGGAAGACTCGTTAGAGGGAGACATTTCGCGGTTCAATTAGGGGAGATGGATTTGCGTTATCAAACCGCCCCCACGATTGACGAAGCCTGGAGGTGGGCGGATGCGATAGACCCTGAATTGAAACTAAGTTACGACCTTGAAACTCCCCTCAGTACCCGCAGCGACGAGGAAGAACGCACCCGATTTACAGAACGGGATATCAAGCTGGTGCAGTTCACTCAAAGGCGTGGGGAAGGAATTGCGCTCCCATGGCGGGAGGAGTTCGTGGATGTGGCAAAGGCGATCTTCAGCCGAGCCCCAAAGAAAGTTGGCTATAACTGCTGGAACTTCGATGATGAAGTGCTGACGGTCAATGGAGTGGATGTCGGCGTGACGGACGACGCGATGGTGAAGTTCTCGACGTATTGGAGCGATCTTCCGAAGAATTTGCAGACTGCCGCCCAGATGTGCGGATTCCCGTACGCCTGGAAGGCTATTGGCGAGGATGATCTGCCGCTTTACGGGTGCTTTGATACAGACGCGGCGCTGTGTGTTGATGATCACATGGACAAGGTGTTGAGCAATGAACTTATTGGATAGCTACCAAATTTACTTCCGCGACATCCACCCCATCCTGCGCGATATGAGCGCGCGTGGGATTCCCATCGACGCAGGGAAACGGGAGGAGTTACGTACGCTGCTGGAGCGGGAATCACTGCGCGTAGATGCGGAGATTCGACTCCTGGTGCCGGCGGAGGTGCTGAGCACCAAGCAGAAACACGGGCTGAAACGAACGCCGAAAGACACCACGGGGATGGTCCAAATCGAAGTCGTAATCGAAAAGGAGGAGAAATGTTCATGCTTGAAGGCGGCCCGTCCCACGTGTGCCGTCTGTGCGGGTTCCGGCATGATTCCGGCGGGGAGTGTAGTTACGCGCTGGGCGCTGCCAGTGGAGTTCAATCCCAATTCCCAAAAGCAGGTGCTGAAGTTCATGCGGTTTCACAGGCACCCGGTGCCGAAACATTCCAAGCGGCAGGATGCGCAGGGGGAGGCGGCGGAGACGACGGAAGTCAAGGAACTAGAGAGGCTGTTTCAGACGACCAAGCACCCTATCTATCCTCTTCTAATCCAACGGCGGCAACTGACAAAGGTCGAGGGCACCTACGTTGACGGCTACAAGCCTCATGCCGACGGTAAGATTCACACCACATATGGTTTCGGCACCGCAACGTGGCAGCTAACGAGCAAAGCACCAAATGTGCAGAACTCTCCTGCACGAGGGAAGACTGAGTTTCAGGAAGCATTGGTTGAGGCATTCAATCGTACGCTTGTATCATCTCCCGGCCATACCCTCGTCAACTTCGACTATAAGAGCTTTCATGCGCAGACGACAGCGTGTGAGGCGGGGCTGCCGGAATACTTGAGGCTAGCGAGGATCGATCTTCATTCCTTCACTACATGCCACTTCATCAAACACCCCGAACGGCACAATCTGCTGAGGATGAGCGATGGGGATTTGAAAGCGTTCTTCAAGGAACTGAAGGGTGAATCGCGCGTATGGACGAACGGCCTGACCTTTCTAAAGATTCGTAATGGCAAGACGAAATCAGCGGGGTTAGGAATCGGCTTTGGAATGCGTGGGAAGAAGATGTATCAGCTTTACAAAGAGGATTTCGAGTCTCAGCGTGAGGCGGAAGGGTTATGGGATCTCATTATGCGCGAATTGTTTCCTGGCTTGCTGAAATGGCAGGACGAAGTGAAGCAGAGGGCGCATGAGGATAAGCGTTTGGTTTCGCGTTTCGGGGCTATTCGACACTTCTTCGATGTTATCCGATGGGATAGAAAGCAGCAGAAGATGGTAGGTGGGGAGCAAGGTGAGGCGGCAATTGCCTTCCTTCCAGCAAGCAATGCGTTTGGGATGATCCGGGATGGGATGTTGAGATTGGATGCGGCGGGATATTTGGAAAGATATCGCATCATCAACACGACGCACGACTCGTTGAAGTTCGACTGCCCGGATGAGCTGGTGGAGGAGTGCCGCGCTAATGTACCACCGATCATGGAGACGCCCTGCCCGCTGATGGTCTATCCAGGCGTGACCGGGCTGGAGGGATTGAGTGTCGAGGTTGAGCATCAGGTGGGGAAGAATAATTTCGATCTGCATTGACTTTTAGTCGTATATAGCTGTAGCATACGACCAATGAAAGTGATGACCATTTATATGAGTGACGGCACTCCGCTGCTGATATCGCCACAGGATTATGATCAGGTGGCCAGGGTGCGGTGGTTCCCTTCGGGAGCTATGCGACATGCGGCAGGAAGGCCGAACGGCAAGAAGGGCGGTTGTGTGTATCTGGCGCGATTCATTATGAATCCGCCCGAGGGAATGGTGGTGGATCACATTGATCGCAATCCCCATAACAACCAACGTTCCAATTTGCGCGTATGCACACGCTCACAGAACCAGCAGAATCGGGCGGCTCAGACCAATAGTTCCAGCGGCTTCAAGGGCGTGTTTTGGCACGCTATCGGCAAGAAGTGGATGGCCTCTATCGGACACGAAGGGAAGGCTATTTATCTTGGGCTTCATTCAACACCTGAGCAGGCAGCGAGAGCCTATAACAAGATGGCGAAGAAGCTGCATGGGAAGTTTGCGGTACTGAACAAACTGTGAAAATAGTTCTTGACATCCACAGCCTGCGGGGTTACATTTTTAGACATCGAATTCAACCTTTGATTGATTGAGAGAAGAGTGATGGAAACTGACAGAAGCCGAATCATAAGCTACCAAAGATGCCCGCGCGAGAGATATCTGGCGTATCACCATTTGGGCACCGGACTCCAGCGCACACGGAAGTCGCTCCCTTTACAATTCGGTTCCGCCTTTCATGAAGGAGCAGAGCATCTCCTTCAGGGGAATGTCGAGGAAGCGATCCTCCGTGCATTCCTCTTTCTCGAACAAGCGCTCAATGGCGGCACGAGTTTCGACGGCGAGCAGCCGGCCAATGTGGAAGCGGCGATGGCATACGGACGCGAGGAGCAGATGGCGCTGGCAGAGGCCCTGCTGCGCGGATGGTGGGCGTACGAAGGGAAAGAGTTCCTGGAGCAGTTTGAGGTGATGGAGGTAGAGCGCGAAGGGCGCGCCGATCTCGCCAACGATCTCACCCTCATGTTCCGCCCCGACGCTCTCGTGCGGGAGAAGGCGAGCGGCGATCTCTTTGTCGTGTCGTGGAAAACTACCGCCGCATTCAGCAAGCGCAACATCGACCAAAGTCGTACCGATATGCAATCGATGAGCGAGATGTTTGGGCTGGAGGCGAACGGGTCGGGGAAGATTGAAGGGATTCTGTACAAGCATGTGGTGAAGGGCCGTCGCAGTCTTGACAAGTTCGACAATCTGTATAAGCAAAACACTCCGCTCATCTATGGCTGGCTGAAGCGCGGCGACACGCCCGAGATGGACGAGTGGAGCTGGGCTTACGAGTGGGAGAAGGAGGATGGATCAGGGTCCTCGCGTCTCGGAAAGGGATGGCGGAAAGTCCCCATCTGGCGCGAGTACGAAGGCGGGGTGAAAGCGTGGATCGATGACCTCCACCATCAGCGCGTTTTTCCCCGTCATCTTTCGGCACTCGCGAGTGTGTTCCCGGTGCAGACGCCGGTGGAGAGACGGGTGGATGAGGTGGAGAGCTGGCGCACGCAAGTCGTGCAGCAAGAGCTTGAGATTGCGGACAAGTTGGAAGTGCTCCGTCCGTACCTTCTTGTTGGCGATCCGCCAAAGGAGTTGCTGGATAGGTTGTTTCCGCAATATACGCACTCATGCCATTCCTTTCTGGGGTGCGCGTTCTTGGATTCGTGCTGGAACGGTGCTCCTGCACAGCCTGGCGATTTATACCAAATCCGTTTGAGTAACCACCCCGAGCATGGAGACGACAATGATTGACGATGCTGATTTGAAAGAAGCGCAGGGAGCGTACCGCGACGAAGAGTATGAGAAATGGCTCGACGAGCGGGCGGAGGAGTGGGCCATTATGGATGAGATTGAAACGGCTGAGAGAGCGAGAAGGGAAGAGGTGGAGTTCTGATGGCGACGTTTGAAAACAATGGGAAGCCCTTGTTCGAATTTGAAGACCGCGGGCATGATACGCCGTGTTGGATTTGGAAGAAGTCGAAGCTGACTCCCAACGGTTATGCCAAGGTGTGGCACAACGGAAAGAAGATGTATGCACATCGTTGGCTGTACGAGATGCTGAACGGTCCGATACCTCCGAACATGGAGATGGATCATCTATGCCGCCAGCGCGATTGCGTGCGTCCGAATCACGTAGAACCTGTCACTAAGTTCGTGAACATTCATCGCGGGGCCGCACCTAAGATTCGCAACGAACAGTTGCGAGAAATTGTTGACTTGCGTGCATATGGCTTCAGCGGCCCTGAGATCGGCGCGTTCTATTCATGTCACAAGACAGCCGTGTATCAGGCGGAACGGCGCGCAAAGGGGATCGCATGTCACTAGGAAAGACATCGCTAATTGTTTACGGAGCTTCCGATAGCGGCAAGTCAACGCAGGCTCGCTACGTTGCTGAGCACGTTTACAAAATGACTGGAAAGAAGACTAGGCTCATTGCTCTAGATCGCGGCTCTCTTTGGTCCCCCAGTCAAGATCTTGTCGATGCGGGAATCATAGTGCCCTTAGAGTTTCCGACAGGACATGAGTACAATCCATTCGCTGTGATGAGGAAGCTACGGCGTGGCGAGTTCCCAGTAGATGGGATCATAAATCTTCCTACGCGTATTGAAGAGAAGGGCGTCGTGCGCTATCAGACGAATACCAAATGGAGACCATGGTCTCCAGAAGACGAAGCGGAAATCGGCGCCATCGTAATCGACTCCCTCAGCTCCTACGCCACCGCCTTCATGTCCGATGTAAAGCAGAAGAATCAGCGGTCAGGAGATCCCGCCGCCGCTCCCCGTCTGGAGGACGGCGAGCAAATGGGCACCAACACCATGAATCACTACGCGGATTGTCACACGGAGATTTTGGATCTGCTGCAATCGTTCCAATCGCTCCCTGTTCACATCACTATGTTCACCGCGCTAGAGGGGAAGGGCGAGGATGACGATTCCGGCATCAAGCGCACGGCGCTCGGGCCGGAGACGATTGGGAAGGCGATCAATGGGAAGTTGCCATCGCGCGTCAACCATTGCTTCCATCTCGTGGCCGAGGGAGCTGGAAAGGATAAGAAGATCAAGGCGTGGTACAACAAGCACCCCTCCGAGATTCCGAAGATCGAATGGCCGAGTAAGGTCACGCTCCCGCCGGCGCAGTTGAAGGATCTGTGGGCGAAGTGGCCCAACGGATATATCCCGCTTTCACTGGAAGCGGGAATCGGGGAATTTCTTGAGTTCCTCAGAAAGGAGAAGTGATGGCAGAGAGCGCAACAAAGAAGTCCAACGGAACGAATCGCGTGACGCTGGTGTTTTCGGGCGATGACAAGGCGTTGTACGAGAAGTTGAGCGCGGCGGCGAAAGCGGCCCGCAGGGACCTCGATCAGCAAATCCTGCTGGAACTGGGCACTGTGGTCGCACCATAGGCACCACGACGTTCGGCAAACGTTTTACCAACCCAATGAAAGCGAGAGAAGACTATGGCAGTTGAGATCACGTATGACGAGAGTTACCTGAGTTCACTGGAGGAGCAGGACGAGGAAATTGGCGCGCCGGGGGAATTTGACCCCGATGCGGAATATAACCGTCCCGCCCCGCCAATCCCCGACGGAACGTACCAGATGAAATTCTCCAACGGCGGAGTGTTTCACGAGGGGAACCGGGTGCCATACCGCATGGCCCAGTGGAAGAACGAGACGAGGCCGCACGCGGAGATTGCGGTGAAGGGGATCATCATCGCTCCTGACAACCCGAGGATCGACGGAAAGTTCGTCTTCACCGGGATGCCGTTGACCACCAAGCCGGACGTGGACCGCAACAATCAGTCCGCCGTCGGCGCGGCGTTCAAGGCGTTGACGGGGAAACCGATTGCTGGCCTCAAAGCGGTGGAGCACGTCAAGCAATTGGACGAGGTGCTGAAGGGTGAGCCCATCGGCTACGCGCGGGTGCAGAACATCCTCCGTGACTCCGAGGCGGAGAAGGCCATCGGCGAGGTGGGAGAGTACACCGGGCCGAACCTTCAGAAGCTGACGAAGCGGCCCAAGACGGTGTATGGGCAGAAGAAGATACAGGCTCTCAAAGGCGGCACCAACTCGCAGGGTGAATTCACCGGCGCGGCGGATCATCCCGAGACTGGGAATCGCTGCGCGGCGCGGGCGGAACTCAGCTCGTTCATGCCGTTTGATTACAAGCCGAGTTAGCACAAGGTCTGAAGAGGCGGGAGTTTGGGGCTCCCGCCCACCAGACAGAGGAGTAAGAGCATGAGCGACCTTTTGTTTCACCAACCCGAGGCTGCACAGAAAGAGGTGGAACGTGAGCAGTGAAACGATTGGACGCGATGGTGTGTGGAACCGACTGCCTCCTGAAGTGGCCAAGGCGGTGCGCTCGTGGTGCATCAAGAACGATTACGTTGGCACGGACGGCCATGTTTCCTATGTGTATGGCGAGTGTGCTGAAGCGGCCCTCGCAGCCCGCGCCACTCTCCAGCCCAGCCCTGCGAATGATGTGTACGCGGGCCGCCATTACTACGAGCCATTGGAAGATCACACGTGGCCGACCTATGGAGGGATTCAGCGCGGTCCATCCCCTGTACTCTCGCAGCCCAGCCAGGATGGAAACCAAGTAGGGCGTCTGATCGCCAAGTTTGATGAATGGGCGGTGGTAAATGCAGTGCGCGGAACCGCTGCCGACATAGCCCGTAACGCATGGGTTGCGTGTGCGAAAACAGCGGCCTTACTTGGTTTCAAGCAAGCGCCCGCACCAGACCAAGGGAGAGAACTACTGGAGGAAGCTCGCAACTTACTTGCACTACCCATAACGCAGGGATGGGTGACACGAAAGACTGCGTGGCTCTCAACCTACGCCAAGTACACAGAGGGAGAACGGGAGGGACGGGATGCCTGAGCATTGCTGGCACGAGAAGGCGGCCTATAACCATCATGGGCTTCAGTGTTGTCATTGCGGCGTCCGCTGGTGGGACGGTTTGCAGGTTCAATTGAAGGGGCACGGGCGCTTTGCTCCGAAGAGTCAGGCGCTCCCGCTTCCCAACAAGCCTTGCGCCCCCGACTCGCAACTAGGCAAGCAGGGACGCACTGCCACGGAGAATGATGTGGACTTTGAACTGGTTACATTTTGTAACCAGTTGGAATACCGCGCAACACCTGACGACCCCGCCCCTTCAGCAACGGAAGTAGAAAGTGAGGTGAAGTAGATGGACTTAGCAGAGTTCAGACAGAAAGCGATGATAGCGGCGATGCAAGGATTGCTGGCGAACCCCGCACCTAAAATTGTCGAAATGTCAACCCAGCAGACAGCAGTCCTAGCCATCCGGTGCGCGAACGCCCTTGTTGAAGCCAACATGATCCGACGATCTTAGCGCACCATCAACAGAAGAGACGAAGGAGTAGAGAATGTTTCCGATATTTATCCCAATGTCTACCGGCGGCAGCGGATACGATCCCGACAAGCGCAAGCGCTGTTCCCATTGCGGGCAGGTGTTGTCGTCCGAAAAGGGATTTCGCAAGTGGTGGAGGAATTCATTTATCGGCCAGATTTTAGTCCCAGTTTTAGGGAGCTGCATGGCGGCGCTCTTCATGGTGGGAACGATTGTTCCTTGGATAGGGGATGGCAATGCGTGGGGCGATTCGCTTTTATCGGAAGAGCATCGCACGCTCGCTCAGTGCGTCTGGCTAAACCTGCAATACCTGTGGGACGTAATAGCTCACAAGCTCGTGTAGGCCGCATTTTTCTGATTTCAAAACTCCGTGCGATTCTTATGAACCCGACCCAAATCACGTCATCGAGCTTCCCGCCCCACCCAACGCATCACCTGAAGAGGAGTCCTAGTGATCTCTACCATCCCCCTCGACCGCGCCACACTTTGCATTTCCTGTAACTGCATCACCGAATCTACTGGCGACCGCTGCAACTACTGCGGTAGTCTCGGAATTGTCAACCTATCCCGCTGGCTCAACCGAATGGAGGAACATGAAGAACACCGCAATTTACGTCCTGCTGATGTCGGCGCTTAGCTTATTTGCGCAGACTCCGGCACCACCACCTGCTCCCAAGGCCGATCCTCCCGCCCTCTCCACCTCCGACCGCAAGGCGCTCACCGACATTGCGACCCATGAGCAGGAGCTGCAGAAAGAATTCGCCGCCGACGAAAGCCTGAAGGCGCAGATCATACACGAGTGGGAAGCAGCGCACCCTGGCTGGAAGATCAACACCCAGACCTACGCCGTCGAGAAAGCGAAGGAGACGAAATGAAGCGAGTTCTCTCCCTCCTCCTCTGTCTCGCGTTCCTCGGCTGTACTCATACGACCGCCACGACGGCCCCTGCCGGCGCGATTGCCCCCGGCTACTTCAACACCGCCGATCAGCAGATGGGTCAAGCGCTCGCCGCCGCCGACGCCTTCTACCGGCGCATTCAAGCGAACGTGACCAACGGCACCATGACCCTGACCCCCGCCGAGAGTCATGCAATGAGCGATCTCTACATCGCGCTCAACATGGCGAATGCGACTTATCTCGCCTACCACAATGGCACCGGGTCCGCGGCGACCGCCCAAGCCGATATCAACGCCGTGACGACCAAGCAGCAAGCCGTCGTCGCGCTGGGGGTGAAGTAATGGCCTTCGACTGGAAATCCCTGATCCCCATTTTCGAGACGGCGGGCAACATTGCCGAACTCGCGATCCCCGGTGGCGCGGCGTTCGTTCCCCTGACCCAAGCCGCCGAGTCCGCCCTCACTTCCATCATCGCGAAACTCGGCACCGCCCAGACCACCACCGACATCACCACCGAGGTGATGTCCTTCTACGGTACCGCTGTCGCTGCATTAACTCTGATCCAGCAGAAGGGCGGTCTGGACGCCGCCACCACGGCCAAGATCGAAGGCTACGTCCAAGCGGCCCAAGATGGCATGACCGCATGGCTCAAGGCGCAGAGCGGATACGACCCGAGCGCCTACACGCCGGTCACGCCCATCTCGTGAACGACTGTTGCATGGCGTTCAATTCGCGTTGAAGGGAGAATTGCGGACAAAGTAATCGTAAGAGCAAAGAAAGGCCCACCGCTAGGGTGGGCTTTTCTTTTATCGCGCGGTGGCGTTACGCGATCTGTGTGACTCCGAGGCCCGTTGCGTTGTTCGACGGGGCCGCCCCGATGGTGTAGTTGAAGATGCCACTCAGCGATGCGTTGGTGCCATCGGGGAAGGTGCCCGTGAGGGTTGCGGTGATCGTGCCGGAGGTATCGACGGCGGCCGAAGCCGAAACCGTCACATCCTGCGTGAGCCCGCTGGAGTCCGAGACATCGTTCGCGAACGTGCAGAGGGAGTTGGAATCGCTCCACGCCACCACGAAGCCGGGGTTGGGAGCGGTGCTTCCGCTCGGGGTAAATGCTGCCTGAAGGACAATTCCTGTTGCGCCGGGATCGAACTGTTGCATGTTAGCTCCTATCTGAAGTGAAGTTGCGTTAGGGGGTGTTATGAGCGCGAGGATCTCATAATTGACGGCGAGGGATTCCCTGAGCGTCCACAGAATCTCCCGCAGGAGCCACAATTCCGTGAACTCCGCCGGGTCATCGGGTCGATGGGATGGTGGGTGATGGTGTGACATTGGAAGTCTCCGTTGTGAGGGTGGCCGAGGCCGGAGGCGTTCGCACTGTCTCCTGCGTAGTCGATGAGACGCTGGAACCGGGTGGAAGGTCGCTTGGATCGCGGTGCGTGAGATCCTTCCCCGTCAGCATGGTGGAGGCGATGGCTGCGAGGGAGGAGACAAGTCCCGTTCCCGCCACCAGCGCCGCAATTCTTAGACTGGGATCGCCCCGGCTCTCCGCGAACAGGAAGACCATCAATCCCGTGGAGAGAATGAGGCAGAGAAGCGCGATGCGTTGTGTAGTGACGGTCATAAGGCTCATGGCTTCAAAAACAGGTTACGCTCCGCCTGCCTCCGTTTTGTCAACCCGGGGCTAACAATTCCATTCACATGATTCCAGACGAGGAACTGATTTGCAGCTCCCAGTTTCGATCCCCCGTTCAATAGCTTCCTCAGCGTCGAATCCTCCAAATTCCCCGCCCCGACATTGAACGTGAAGCTCACTAAGGCGTCGAACATATTCTGTGTCAAATCGGCGGTGATGTAGGAGTTCACGGCGTTGTCGGCGATCATCATATCCTGACTCAGCCAGCTTTCCGCCTGCGCCTTCGTGCAGGTCATCCCTTCATGCACTCCCGCCGTGTGTCCGTACCCGATGGTCCAGATGTCGCGCTGGTCCCGGTACGCCGTCGTCTCCAGCCCTTCAAATTGTTCCACCAACTTTGTTGCATTCTCCGAATGTGTCACCCATGCCACCTTTCAATTACGAACTTTATCAACTCGAATATCAGCGCACATGCTCCCGCCACCCCCGCGACATACCCCGTCGCCTTCGCCATCTTCAGCTTGATCCCGTTGATGTCCTCGTCCAGCCCATTACAGCGGTGTTCGATTCTGTCCGCGATCTTGTCCAGTCCCGCCTGGATTGAGTTCGATAACGTCTCCTGCCCGTTGAAGAGACGGTGAATGTCCCCCCGGTTCTGCGCGTGATTCGCTTTCATCGTTGCATCCAATGCGGCTACTGTCCTTTCGAGCCCGTCGAGTTTGGCTTGCATGGCCCCTCCTGCTGCTATGGACATTTGCCCCCCACCCTCCTTTGGAATGCTTCGCGAAATAACTCTAAAACGATGAGCGTGTTGAGGCAACGAGATTCCTACTTTGGAACATTCCCGATATATGTTGTACTTGGCGCGTATGCGCTGTTCCCGACATAGGTGATGGTGACGGGAAGAAAACGGAGGAGGAGCGTCGGGAGCTGCACACTCGCCGTCGCCTTTCCATCGAGCGTAATGGAGTAGATCAGCGAACCCTCGATAATCCAATTCACCTTTCCGGTAATCTTCCCCGACGTGGTGGAGGAAACCGTCGTCTGCACCCCCGTCATGTTGGTGTTGAGGATCTTGGTCGCGAGGGCGATAGAGGTGGGGGCGAGCGTTGGGGGGACGTTGATCTGAATTGTGTTGGATGGCATGGATTCCATCCCTTGCGCCGTCGCCGTAACGTAGTAGGTGTACGAGGCTCCCTGAGTCACGGTGGAGTCCGTGTAGGCCGCCCCCGTCAGTCCTGACGCGATCTGCGTGCCGTCCCGGTAGACATTGGTCGCGGCGTTGGGCGTGGTAGACGGAACCCACGTCAACGACACCGCCTGGAGCGCGAGCAGGAAGAGTGTAGGAGTCAATTGACACTCCCTCCCGAAATCACAACCCCCTGAAGCTGCGTCGGTGCCGCAATGCCCGAAGGAAACACCAGCGCACCCATCGTGCAGGGCGAGGTCTGCGCATTCCCCGCATAATCCGTCGAGGCACAGGGCGTTGTTCCGGCGTGAATGGCGGGACTTCCCGAGGTGATGTTGAAGTTGAAGCTGTCCAGCGTCGTCTCAGGGGGAACTGACCCTGTGGGCTGGCTCACAAAAAGCGGGCTAGTGCAGAGGATGCCATTCACCCCGCACGTATCGCTGGTGTTCACTCCGTTCTCGATATTGTTTTTGGAAACCATGTCCACCGTGCCATCGTCGTTTACAAACAGCCCAGGCGCAACGCCGGGATTGAAGGGACTGACGCTGTACGTGGAGGTAACGCCCCAGAAGATGTTGTTCGTGATGTTGTAGGGCGTTGTGGTGCAAGTCGTTGGGGGCGCGCAGCCAAAGTCGAAGAACGAGGGCTGATAGCCGACAATCGTGTTGTTGGTGAAGTTGACGGTCGCTCCCGTTCCCGCGAAGTAATCGAAGATCGTTCCGGCCGCCCTGCAATACGTGGTGAGATACGACCCTCCCAGCCCCGTTGATAGATCGAAATTCTGGGCAGCGCCGGGAAGTTGCGCTGTCATCCTCATACAGTTGCCGACAATCAGGTTGTTTTCAAACAGGAACGTCGCGCCGGGAGGCTGGCCCCACTTACCATCCTGCCCCATGTTGCCCACCCACAGCGAATTTGTCAGTGAGATGTTGGTGATGGTGGTGTGCGGCCCCATCGCGCCGTCCTTGGCGTTGTAGAGGATCTGACAATGATCGCAGGTAAAGGTGGTCATGGCGGAGTTCTGCCCACTCCACGAATCCCCAAACCCGCCCGTGCCCGAGTCCCATCCCGCCAGTGCCGGAAACTGCGTGTTGACGATGGGATATTGCTCTAAGAATCCCCCGCCAATCAGCGTCAGGTAGCTTTGGTTGATGACCGACTCCGAGTCATTCGGCGTGCCAAAGCCGTCGTCGAAGTTCCATAGAGCGAAGGCGGTGAATCCCAAGATTACGCGGTTGACGGTGATGGTTCCATTGCCTACAGGCCCGCCAATCGCCAACTGCGACAATCCATGAATGTAGACATCCTGCAACTTCCAGTTGGCCACCTGATTTGTAGTCGAGATGCCGTACTTCGCAAAATCATCTGCGGGAGAAGAGATGCTGCATCCCTTCGGATAGACAGGGGTGCCTGCTGTCGAACACGCTCCGTTGTGCGAGGTGATCTCCAGCCCTTCCATGTCCACGTAGTCCAATGAGTCAAACAGGAACACCGGCCCGAGGGCAAAGCCGCCGAAGATTTGCGCGAGGTTGTTGGAGGTGTAAGGGTAAGTCGTGACGGGGGTGCAGGTGTAGCTGCCCGTCGCGCAGGAACCCAGAATCTGCGTGTGATGCGCGGGACTTCCCGAAGGCGGTGGAGGGATGGAACAGCCATGCGTTAGAGGCCCGGCACACCAATAATAGATGGTGCCGTTGTAGACCGAGCCCGTCGCCTGATCGGGTCCAATGCGGCAGTAAGGGGGCGTGGCGTTTTGCTGCGTGATGGCTGGGTTGCAGCCATAGACCACCAGCGTGTCTCCGCCGCCCATCACTTGCGATTCGACTCCATACTGCCCGGTCAGGAAGGTGAAACGGTAGTCGTTGAAGGGGCAGGCTTGGTTGATGGGAGCCACGCCGGGAGCGCCCGAGGTCGCCGTCCATACCGCCGTGCCGTCCGTCGTGGTTCCGCTGGAGGCCCATGCTGGGGCGGAAGTGCCGGCGGTGCCTGCCGTGGTCAGCGTTTGATAGCGTCCATTCGAGTCCACAATCACATAGGCGAAGCTGACGGCGGCGGAGGAGCCGGAAGCGGTGGTGTTCTGGGTCAGGGTGACGGTCGTGCCTGAAATCTTCAGCACCATCGTCCCTGAAGGGATGCCCGTGCCCGTTACTGTCTGGTTGCGAATAATCCCCGTAGCCGAAGCGACGGTGATGGTGTTGCTGCCGCTCGCCCAGGTTGCGGTGGTGGAGGCACCTGTGGACGCAAAGACAATCGACGGCCACCAGAGGTTGGAGGTCAGGCCGGGATACGGCGTGTTCGCGGTGCCATTGCACCCGCCTTTTGGCAGGTCGGTGGAGTAGCGCGTACTGCCATAGGGAGCCACATAATAGGTCTGGAGCGGGCCACGCACGGCAACCGTTAGTGTCTTGGTTGTAGAAGAATCGGTGACGGTGATGGTGCAGTTGGTCGTACCCGCATTCAGGGTGATTGTGGCGGTTGTGTCATTCGTGACCGACTGGCTGACCTTGGAGGCTGTCGCGCAGCCGGAGATTGAGAACGTGGGACTGCTTGTAGTCCATGCGGTGCCTGTGCCATGCAGACTGACCGCAACTCCCGTTTCCCCATTGACGAGAAAGGGATAGTCACTCCAGAACGGAAGATGCACGTTCATATAGAACTGCACACTGTCCGTGGAATCGAGGATATTCAGCGCTCCCGGCGTGCTGGGGGTCGTGATCGAAGCAGTTGCCGTCGTATTGCTGGTGCAGGAGATCGACGAAATGGATGCGCCATAGGTGCTGTTGACGAAGGAGAATGTGGGGCATGTGCTCAGCCACGTCGTTGCGGGGAGACTCCCAGCCGAGTTGAATGTGACGGTGGTGGTTGTGCCTGTAGGGATATTTAGAGGCGTCCCGTTCACAATCGCCGCAGCCTGGGCAAAAAGCGGACAGAGAAGGAAGAGAAGGAGCCTACTTGAACGCAACAACATGCGCCCCCCAGCTTGTTGATCCGGTGAACGTGGCCGTAATCGCGCCCGCCGTGGTCTGCACTTGGTATTCCTGAAGTGACGGAAAGACGCTATTGCCCCCTGCCGTGAACCCCGACCCCGCACCCACTCCTCCGTTATAGGAGGCATACCCAACAATCAAGTCACCATTTGCGGTCGTGGTGACGGAGTTGGAAGCGGGAGCGCCGCTTGTCGCTTTGTTTCCGGCGTCCGTTTGATCGACAGTGATTGGGCCGCCGGTGAACGACCACTCATCTACAGTGATGGCGGGAAAGAACAAACTGCTCCCAGAGTCCGTGCAGGAGATGGTTGTGCCGCCCCCGCCCGTGCTCAACACGTGGTAGCACGAAAACATGAACGTGTTGCCGCCATTGCTGTACTGATAGTTCGTGATGTCGGAGGTAAAGGTTCCGCTGTCCCCGCTCCACGTCAGAGTCAGGGGGCCGCCGTTGGCGTTCGAGAGACAGACTTCCAGAAGATGCCCTGCTCCAATTGCAGACCCGAGTGTGCAGGTCGCGGTTCCCACGCCACCTGAATTCTGGTTCGCGCAGGACTGGATATGCGTAAAGGTCGGGCCACTTGCGGCTCCGGTGTTGGGCTGATAGTGGACGTACTGCCCCGTCAGCGCCAACAGTCCAGCAAGAGTGAAGTGAGCGGTTCGCAGCATCGTTAGTTCGCCTGATTCGTCAACAGTCGTGGAATGGTGAGCGACACATACGCCACGTTCGGCGCAGTCGTTGCAGTGTCGGAGCCGGAGCGGAGAATCTTCACATTCAATGGATGACCCGCCGTGCAACCGGTCATGGTCACGCTGGAGAGTGTTTCGTCATAAGGTGTGTTTGCCGTCGTCACGGTCGTCGCTGTGGCGAAGCTCTGCGCCGTGTTGAAGGAAGGATCGTCGGTCGTAGTCGAGCACGCCGTCGCCATCTGCATGATGATCGTTTGGCCGCTAGTGGTGTTTGCCCCTTGAGTGAAGTGAATCAGCGCATAGACCGTGCCCGAGGAGTCGTAGTCAGCAGGGAGGTTCACTTGGAACTGCGCCGTGTTGGAAGCTGCGTATTGAAGCACGCCGTAGTTGGTGTTGGTGCCCGTGCGGCAGGCGGCGGTTGGCGCTGCGGAAGCAGGAAGACTCCAGCTTGCGCCCGCCGTGACGTTGTTGCAGTTCGCCGCCGGAATGATGTAGTTCATTGGGAAGTCGATGTATGTGGGGTCGGCACCAGAACCGCCCGAGGTAAGGATTTGCTTCGCCGTCCCTGGTCCGACTCCTGCGATAGCATTGCCGTTGCCTTCGTTCACAGCAACCGTGTGCGCCGTCGCCCCGGAGTTCACATTGCCCGTCGCGCCGAGCGCCACCGTCTGCCCGTTGTACGTCACTGAGGAGTTAGCAAGATCAGCATTCGCAACCGTCGAGACGGAGAGCGCCGACACTCCACTGACATTCGCCGCGACATGCAACACGCCCGCGCTGGCGTTGGTCGCCGTGGGCACCTGCCACGCAAACGCCGTGACGGAGGCGGAAGGTGCGCCAAGAAGTGAGAAGTCGCCGGCAGTCAGTGTTGGATTCGTGGTATTCGACGCGAGAGAGAGGATGCCAGCCTTGCCAGAGGCAGGAGCGGAGGTCAGCGGGCCAGCGGAGGCTGTAATTCCTCCCGTACCCGCATAGGTTAGTGTGCCAGCCGTCGTTGCCCCATCGTCAAGGTTCGCATCGCTGCTGACGGCTGTACCCGTAGCTGCGTACCAAGCGATGTGATTTGCCGTGCCGCTGTTGACGGTTCCCGAGCCGGAAATTGTGTTACATCCAAAGCCCGTGCCGGATGTCCACGTTAGGGCGCTGGACCCCGTGGAGCAGGACGGCATGGCGAGCCCCGAAGGCGTGGTTGCGGTCAACGCTCCTAGCACCGTGTTCGCTGTCTGGGTGGCGAGGTTGGCGTTGTTGATGTTGCCCGCGATCTCAAACTTTTCATTGCCCGTGGCTGGGTTCGAAGGCGTGACAGTGAGGCCCGTAGTGTTGACGGTGGAGGTGATGAAGTTCAGCGCGGTCTGCGACGTGTTGTTGACTCCGTTCGTCTGGAGAGTGATGCCCGCGATGTTATTGCAGCCAAATCCGGTTCCCGTTGTCCACGTCAAGGCACTCGCCCCCGTAGAGCACGAAGGCATCGCCAAGCCGCTAGGCGTTGTAGCCGTGACCGCGCCAAGTACTGTGTTCGCGCTGAGGGTAGGAAGTTGCGTCAGGGATGCCTGTCCGCTGAGATCGCTGAAGGCGGGCTGAGTCTGGGTGAAAAGGCCCGTGGTGGAAGTGTAAGAGTTCAGCCATTGATGTGAAACCGGAGTGATGGTGATGGGGAGTTGGGGACACCCTGTTCCACCCGTTTGGCACAATCCCGAGAGCGCCACTCCGCCGAGGGTGGAGGCATTCACCACGCCTGAGCCGGAATAGGTGATGGTGGCTCCCGTCCCCACGGTCATTGTCGCGGTCGTGTTGGTGCCGGTAGAGATGGAGTTGAACGTCGTGCCCACGCTGCCACTGGCGGCGATGGAGTAGGGGCTGGCAACGGTGCCCGAGCCGGTGATGGTGATGTTGGTCCCCGCTACGATGGTGGAGGCGATGTTCGTGGCTTGGATCGCGCCGGTTCCGCTGGGGACGAGGGAGGCCCCGGTTCCGACCGTCATGGTGGCGGCGGTATTCGTTCCTGACGTGATGGCGGAGAACGCCGTCGAGCCGCTGGAAGGGCATCCCGCGCCGGAGGTTTGGCAAAGGCCGCTCAGAGCCACGCCGCCGACGGAGGAGGAGTTGATAGTGCCGGAGCCGGTGTAGTTGAGGGATGCGCCGGTGCCCACGAGCATCGCAGCCGCGAGGTTCGTTCCACTTTGGATGGCGGAGAACGTAGGGTTGGCGGCGTTCAAGGTGCCGGAGGTGATGGAGAGATTTGTCCCGAGCGTCAACGGCGTGAGCGTCGTCCCGCTGGAGGCGTAGTAGAGGAGTTGGTTGGCGGTGCCACTCGGAAACGAGGTCGTGATCGTGCACGTGCTGCCGAGCGTGCAGGTCTGTCCATTCACCGTCGTCGATGCGTTCGCGAGCGCGGCGTTCGGAATGGGACTCGCAGCCACCGCGAGAGAGGGCGTGGTGGTGGGGTTCGTGACGGTGGGAACTAACCATGTCGGCCAGCTTCCTGACGGTGCGGCGAAGCTCGTGACGGTGCCGCTGCCGCCTCCGCCCGTCCCGCCTACCGTGAAGGGGAACGGTCCCAAGGTCTTCCCCCGCGTGGTGATGACGTATTGATACGTGCCGGGGGCGATCCACCCGCCGAACGTACCGTCCGCATTGACATTCGCCGTACACGCGCCGGAGGCAGGCGGGGTGAGTTGCGCCGTTGTCGCGCAGGCGGTAGCTTCGGTCGCGTCGGTGTAGGTGGTGACGGTGGCGGCGCAGGTGGCGCTTGAGTAAGTGCAGATCGCGACGGTGGCACTCGTATTCGCGAGCACTGGATACAACGCTCCGGGCAACGGCGCGGAGGAATTGAGCGTATATACGTTCCCGCTGAATCGTACGGCCTGCGCATTCGCCATCAGCGGGAGAAGAAGGAGAACTCCGAGTTGTATCCAGCGTTTCATTTGTTCTCCTTACTGTTCCCCGTAGAGTGTTGCCGTCGTACCTGCGATGAAGTGACCAGCGCTGCTCAGCGTTAGCGTTAGGGAGGTAATGGCTGCGGTGCTGGCCCATGACCCGCCATCGGTCTGCGCTCCCGAATTGGTACTCGCACCCACGGACACGATGCCGACCGCCACCTTATTGAATGTGGTTCCCGCATAGAGGGGTACCGTCAGTTCGATAATTCCGGGGTAGCTTGTAGACGTTGTGGGAACAATTCCACCAAGGTTGATCGAGGTGGCTGGTCCGCCGTTGTAGGCGGATGCGGTGGTGCCACCCGCGTTGTAGACAGCGCCATAGCTGTAGTGAGAACCGGCGTCTCCATTAAATTGAAGTTGGAGCACGTCGGCACTTCCATTGCTCGTCTGGCCCACGAACACGACGCGCAGGTTTGTAAATGTCCCAGGGATGGACGAGAAGGTAATCGCCGTGGTTGTCGTGCCGCTAACTATCGTCTGCGCAATTCTTGTAAGCGCACCCGATCCACCGCCCGAATAGACGGGAATATTCAGCGTGCTCCCGACGAGGGTCGCCGCACCCGATGTTCCGGTGGTGGTGAGGGTGAGGCCGGAGCCTCCGCCCGGAGTGAAGCACGTTCCGCTTCCATCAGCCTCAACCGCCTGCCCCGAGGGGCAGCCAAAGAGCTTCGTCTGTGTAATCGACGAATTCCCGAGCACCATCTGGTTGCTCGCGCTGACCTGTGCGTTGAACCCGAGGGCAATGGTGTTGGAGAGTTGTGTGGCGGTGTTGGGGCCGGTGCCGTAGCCCACCCACGTATTGTGAACGCCGCTGATGTTCGAGTTCCCTGCATCGCCCGGATTGCAGTCTGTCCATCCGTTCGAGCCGGAGAAGTAGCCGATAGCCACGTTGCCCGCGCCGGAGCCGTTCGCAGCGAGCGCATGGTCGCCCATCGCCACGTTGTCGATCCCCGTAGTTCCGGTGAAGCCGGAGCCGCAGTTGGTTTGACCAAGCGACCAGTCGCCCAAAGCGATGTTTTCGTTGCCGGAGATGCGAGCCGCCGCCCCCTGGCCGAGACCGATAACATCATGCACAACCGGGAAGACTTCGGGGGTGTCGCCCGTGATCGAACCCGTGGCCGCACTGTTGCCGACGCCCACAATGTCGTGTGAGCCTGCCGCAAAGTGCGAGGCGGAGGAGATACCCACACCCACCGCGAGAGAACCACCGAACTCCGCCCCAGCCCCATCGCCGAGAGCCACCAAATCGGAAGGCGCAAAGGCTCCTGTGCTTGCATTGTTGTACGAACCAGCGCCGTTCCCAACCGCAATGACATTGTTGACGGCTGCGGTATAGCCGTTCGCTGCGCCATCGCCAATCGCGATGACTTCCGTGTTCGTCCCGCTGCTGGCATTCAAATGAAGCGCAGCCGCTTGCCCGATGGCGATGATGTTGTTCATTGCCGTGTTGCCAACGGTTTCGCCAAGGGCCGTATTGCCAAGGGCGATAAGATCGCTTCCCGTCGTAATGCTCCCGCCGTTTGCCTCGCTGCACGCCGACAAGCCGATGCATATACCCGTGTCGATATTGACGTTCTCTGCGGGCGAGTCGCCGAGAGCAATCAGGTCTGTGCTGCCAGCGATGTTGTTCGCCGCAAAGTCCCCCACTGCCACGATGTCTGAGTTATTCCCGCTGCCCGTGATGAGCGAGTTATTCCCAATGGCGACTGAGAATGTGGGATTAGTAAGCGATCCCATGTTCGTATAGCCGTAAGCCTGATCCTTGCTCGTGGTGCCAGCCGAGACAAAGTTCCCATTGCCGCAGTTGGTAGAGGTAGCATCGCCGGAGAGCGGGCCGCAACCTCCACCACCACCCCCTCCACCTGCACCAACTGAGAACTGAAACGGCCCAAATTGCCCATAGGATGTGGTGATGTTGTATTGATATGTCCCCGCGGTCAGCCACGCTCCAATCGCCCCCTCCGCATCCGTGTTCGGAGTGCAGATCGCGGATTGAGATGCGGTGAGTTGCGCGGTGGTGGGGCAGGCAGTGGTGCCTGTCGCATCCGTGTACGTCGTCGCGAGCGTCGGGCAGGCGTCCGTCGCGGAGTAATTGCAGATAGAGACCGTGGCGGACGTGATGGCCAGAACGGGGTAGAGCGCGCCAGGGAGCGGGGCGGAGGAGTTGATGGTGAGCGCGTGCGAGTCCCAGCGGACGGCTTGAGAGCGCGCGATGGGGGCCATCAGAAAGAGACCGACGAGAGTGAAGAGGAGTTTTTTCATTTCTTTCCCTCGATGGTTTTCTTCCGCAGGAGCGTGCTTCCGGGGCGTTGCTCGGGGAAGATGTCCGCGTGGGAGGAGAGTGGAGTGTCGGGCGTAGGCGGAGGCAGAATGCGGCCCTGACGCATGGGCGTTGTGTCGTAGCGTACTGGTGGGCCTTTCGGGCCTTCTACAGCACCACCAAGCTGAATCGGCGGTGCCTTCAGCAACCGTCCCGTGCGCATGGGAGTGGTGTCGTGATAGAAGGGAGGCGGACGGTAGCCTTCAGGAGTTCCACCACGTTCAGGCGGCGCACCGAGTTCAATTGTTGGCTCCCCAAGAAGGCCGCGCGGCGCAGGAGCGCGAGGAGCACCAAAGGCGTCGCGCTGTACTGCACCAAAATTGGGCTTCGGCCCTCCCTGCGCGAATCCCTCGCGAATGCCGAGATCCGTTGGCTTGGCGCTCCACCACGGACGGCCTGCGAGGATGTCGCGCAGACCTGACATGGGTTCGCCGATAAAGGTTCGAGGCTCCGTTGCTTTGAGGTTCATCATCCGACCGAATCCAGAAGGTTGCGGCTTCTCGTTGAGCGTCGTCTTTCCCTCAACTCCTGAGCGCACATCAGCGAGGCTGCCATAAGTCTGTCGAATCAGACCCGGTTTGATTCCCACCGATTCGAGATGAGGATCGAGCGCACGCTGAAACTGCTCCTCACGTTCAATCAACTGTGCGGGTGTGCGTTGCTGTTGCATGACTTCCTGCAATGCGGAAGGAACATTGTTTCTCACGCCGCGATTCAGCGCAGAGAGACGCATCCGCTCTGCCTCAAGCGCTTCGGCAGAGGTGATTCCTTCTGGGCCTTGGATGGGCCTTCCTTTGAGTGCGGCAAGCCCTTCTCTGTATGGCGTCCACACCTCGTTCATTACAGGCGGGAGACGCGCCTGCATATCAGCCTGAGATTTCGCACCTGCCACAAAAGGGCGTGCCTGATGGATGGACTCAATCTTGCTGAGTTGGTCGGGAGATTTTGGACCGACTTGGAGACCACGCAGCGCAGCGGCGTCAGGATTGCCAATCGCCAGTGGACGAATCGGCGCAACGAGAGGCCGTCCCGGCGCAACGGAGTCTAGGCCACCGAGTAGCCCAGCCGCGGCTTGTGCCGAGCTTCCGAGGAGAGTCCCTGCAGCGCCGCCATAGTCACCACTGCTGACTTGATTCGCAGTCTTGATCTCCGCAGGGCCAACGATGGGAATCGCGTCCACGGCATCCAGAGTGGCTTTCGTAGGGTTGTGATTGAGAAGCGATTTCCCCGCGTCGTACACGTCGCCTACGGCGCGCTTGCCGTAGTCGAATAGCCCTTCCGCAGCGGGAAGCGCCGGTCCTGCAAGCGCCTTGAGTCCTGTGCGAATGGGATGTTGCATCATCTCCTGTCGCTGTTGCTCACCCGCTTCCGGGGTGAGACCGAACTGCGAGCCGAGGGAGTGGAGGAAACCTTCTTGCGGCGGCGGCTGCGGAGGTGTGGGCTGATTTTGGTCCGAACTCACCGCACTCCCCCCATGCTGTGCAGCTAGCGCGTCGTAATCCACTGACCCAGCTTGTGCAGCCTGTCCGCCGTTCTGCTTGGCCAGTGCGTCGTAATTGATCGGAGTCGTTCCCATTTATTTGATCCCCGCCTTTGCCTTGAACGCATCCGCTGAGGCTTGATCTTTGAAGGAATAGGATTTTCCGTTCGGTGCGGTGACGGTGATGTTGTTGCCGCCGCTTCCACCCGGCTCCGGCAACGCCTGCTCGTCCTCAAGGTGGTAACGCTTCGTCGCGGAGTCGTAGGCTCCTTTGTAGTTGGCATACGCGCCACGTTCCTGAATATCCGCCAACCGCTTCATATCCTGCATGATTTCGTTGGTGAAGGGAATGCCACTCTCCGCGCCGCGCAGCGAACCCATAAGCCGGTCAAACAAGCTCCCCGCGCCTGCGTACTGCTCAACTTCTGTGCGGTTGATACGGTGGACGCCGTTAGCTCCAGTAACTTCCAACGCGCCTTCCAAGGGAAGGACGCGCGCGCTGATCTTTCCGCTGTGCATCGCATCATCAATCATGGCGCGAATTGTTTGTGCGCCTTGTTGCGCAGTACGGTAATTTCCTTCGGCTTTGTCCAGAAGTCCACGACCACGCTCGTTCATTGCAAATTCGTGATTCGATCCTGCATTGACGTTGATGGGACGCTCGTAGTGCTTGCCGAGATCAACGACTTTGTTCCCCTTCTCGTCCAGCATGTAGGTGTGGGGCTGCCCGTCTTTAGGGTCAATGATCGGCTGAGACTGCGTGAGCTTCAGCTTCGGGCCGACGGGCTGCCCGTTGAGGTCTACGTGCTGCGCTGCGCCTGTCTTCTTGTTGATGAGCAAGGGGCCAGCATCAGTGTCGTGTACTTCCAACTCTCCCTGCGAGCGTGCCTGAACTTCGGAGTCTAGATTTCGAACTGTAGCGGCTTCTTGTGCTTCTCTGCTCGCAGCCTCACCCGGAGCGAGATTCGTCTGCTCCGTCGCGAGTCCCGCGCGCGCTCCCGCTTCCCCAGCCTGCGCCCCCTTCAAATTCTCCTCCGCCTCATGTCCAATTTGCGAGTTCAGGTTGCGAAGTTCCAGCGCGTGATGGGCGGTGGTGCCGGGGAGGAGCATTTCCGCCGTCCGCGTCGGGCCGAGCATGGAACCGGCGGCTTCGAGCGCACGCAGAGGAAGTTCCGCGCCCCATCCCGCAATCTTCCCGAGCGTAGGGTGGTTCTGGCCGAATTGCGAGTTCTCGATCTTGGAGTGGATCTGCTCGATTCCAGGGCCGGTGGAGAGGAGGCGCTGGCGTTCGAGTTGGTCTCCCTGCTCCGTGCCGCGAATGGGAGGACTCACACTGGGCATGGAGGGCGCGGAGAGGGAGGGCATGGGCGGCGTAGAAGGAGCGCTCATGGCAGGCGGCGCACCCGGCTCCGTCGCGTGAGAGAGTGTGAGGCTCGTACCGTGATGTCCAGTGAGCGTAGGGGCGTTGGGTTCGCCGAGATTTGGCGGCGCGGAGGCTCCCATCATGGGTGTGGAGGGGGCGGAAGGAGCTGCGAGCGAAGGGGCTGGTGTCGTCGCCGCATGGGTCGCCGCCCCCGGCCCTCCCATCGCGGTATGGGCATGGACGAGGGCCTGTTGAGCCCCTGGGGAGAGGTTGGCAATCTCCGTCATGAGTGGGTTGACTAGATCCATTTATCCACCCGCACCCGCCGCCGCAGCCGCCACTTCGCCGCCGGATTGAATAGACTGCTGAAGAAGTTTCATCCACGGATTGTTTGCGTCGGCCTGATTCGCCACGCCGAGCGCTTGGTTCGAGAGTCCGAGCGCGCCTTCGCCGGCGGAGGTTTGTTGTGCGTTCAGCGATGTGAGCCCCGCGCGGGCTGCGCGTTGGTTCTGTTGCTGGAGCGCCGCATCCTGTTGCTCGGTCCCGAGCGCCGCGTTCGAGAGATTCCCTCCCGCGCCCCGCACCGCCTGCCCGATGGCCTGCTTCGCCCCACCGGCGTTGTGGGTCCGCGCGGAGTAGAGTTTGCCCGCGCCAATTGCGCCAGCGGTGCCGCCACCCGCGCTCTGCTGCGCCGCCGTGTTCTGGCTCGCCTTCTGCATCGGCGTGAGGCCGGTGGGGTGAGCGGATTCGGCGGCGAGCGTGGGTTCAAGGCCGCCGTAGACATTCGCGGCGTTTGCGGAGTACTGATTCTGGAGATTATTCGCTGTTCCCGAGTTCCCGAATGCGTCCTTTGCGACCCCTTTAGGCATCAGCGCCTCCAATCCCGACCCGGAAACATTTCCACGTTTCCCGCCAGTTGAATAGTCGCTGAAGGTGCCGACCGAATGCTCTTTCGTAGCATGGTTCTACGAAAGCGAACGCTTCAGTGTGATTCGCCCCGAGTTTATCCCTAAGCGCCTGATGGAGCAAGGAAATTGCATTCATCTTCACGACGGGGTGGGGATTGGTGGCGCAGAGAAGCGTGATTTCGGGCACGAGTTTGTAGCCTGCAGCGGCGATGGGTTGATCCAGGTCGTCCACCACGACGGAGTATTCAGAAAGGTTCGTGGGGAGTGGGAAGGTGTGGCCGAGATGCATCGCGCGTAGGTAGAACTCGTCCTTGGGCTCGAACGGG